GAGGAATGACCGATCCCGCAGCCTGCAAATACTGAGTCAGAAGACCCTGCTGGTCGCGGTGAATGAAACCGGAAGGGGCAACGCCCGACTCGCCGAAACTGTTGACCGTGCGACCGTCCGGAGCGATCCATGCGAACTTGCCGACAGTAACGCCACCGGGACCGGCGATGAGTGCGCCACCATCAGGAGTGAGGGCGGTAGCACGAGGGTTCGCGCTTGCGAAATCACCTGCTACACCCAAGGGGTTGTTCAGGTTGACTCGCGTCTGAAAACTACCAATCAAAGGGCTTCCCATATTCGTCTCCTTACATCACCTGAATTGAACGGCCTGCGCCGGCGAACTTGTCTTCCACCGAAACCGCATCGAATGCTTGCCGCACGGCGGGCCTGGAAGCCTGCTGCGCGAGATTGAACAGTGCCCGGAGAGCCGGAACGCCAGTTACGCCTGCTCGGTCAACCTTCATCTGGTCGAGCGCAAATCCGTAAATTTCATCGGCTGAGTCCTGCGCCAGAACATCACCCACCACAGGCCGCACAGTGCGACGCGCTTCATCAGCGGCGCGCAGCTCAGCCTTGAACTCATCCATCGCGTGCTTCATGCCATCCTCAGCTTTCTTCTTTTCCGCTTCTTCGGAATCCTTGGCGGAGCAGTCCTTGGCCTTTTTGTCCTTGGCCCGCTTCTCTAGCCGCTCCTTGCGCTCTTCCTCAGACTCCTCTTCGGAATCATCGGCGCGGCTCTTTTCGCGCTCATAGCGCTTCTTCTTCTCTTCCATGGACTCTTCTTCGCCGTCCTTGCCCTTGTGGGCACCCTCGCCCTCTTCTTCCTTGGCCCACTCCTCGAAGGAAAGATCTTTGGCAGTCTTGCCGTCCTTGGCCTTCTTGTCCTTGGCTTCCTTTTCCTTCTTCTCGCGTTCTTTCTTTTCCTCTTCGGACTCTTCCTCCGATTCAGCATCCTTCGCGGCCTGCATCGCGGCCAGTGTTTCAGGCTTGCGCAGTTCCGCGTCCATGGCCAGCAGCTTCGGCTCAAGAGACGCAATATCGCACTTCTTGCGCGTCAGACCGATCACCAGAGGCTTGAGGGCCGCATCTTTAGCCAGCTTCGGAGATGCAGCGCAGAGAATTGCATAAAGTGCTTTGCCGAATTTCGTTTCCGTCATTGTCGTCTCCAATTGGTGATCTTCACCAAACCCTTTTCCCGTTCCACGATCTGCGCGGCTATCCAGTTCCTTCTCGATGAGCTTCTTCACTTTTTGCGATTCCGGGGATTCGCTTTTCGATGCCAACTTGTGCGCTGTCAAGAGCTTCTCGTGTGGTACTTTTTCCAAGTAGCTCTTCTGGTCCGCTAGAGATTTGTGCTCAGAAAGAAACGACTTGATAAATGGATGATTGGCGTTCCCTCCGCCACCAGTTCCCCCACCTGAACCAAATTCCCCATTCTCTGCGCGCGGATGCTTCGATTCCTCAAAATCAAACGCGAACATTTCAAGCTCCCTGTCTGCCGCCTTCACATCTGATCCGGCGCGTCCTGCTTTGACCAGGGCAACGTGATTACCCTGAATATCCCTCATTACACCGTCGTACCGCTGTCCCTCGTACATGCCAGGCGTCATGTCTGCCCGGTAGCTGTACGAAGACGAAAGCTCCTGAACTGTCTCAGTTTCTACACCTGCAATCGCTTCAGCATCCCAAATGCACAGATCTGCCATCAGGTACGGCGCTTCGAAGTCCACTTCCGAACCGATTGTTCCCGCGATTGAATCCTGCTTTGGATCGTCTGCGCTCACCGGCGTGTGGATGAACATCAACTGATTGCGCGCAAAGGACTGCGAGGCCTTGGCAAGTTCGCCTGGGTCGCGCAGCATGTAATACACCCGTTCCGGTGTCAGGCCGAGTTCCGCAGATTTGGGGATTTCGTGCCCGTAATAGGGATTGACCGTAGCCTTGGAAATCGGAGTCCGCAGAATATGCAAACGCCCATCTGCGTCGTACCGCCGGTTCTTCAGGGCTGCATCGCAAGCGATCTCCATTACGGGAACACCATTATATTGCAAACATCGCCAACAGTTCCAGAGAGATAGAACTGGTTTATATATGTCTTGCCATAGGAGAATATCGGGTCGCCGAAGCCACCTCCAGGAGGCATCTTTAGTCCATTTAAAACAGCAACCGAAGTGTCTCCAAACCACATATCATTCGTTCCGTTGTTTTGCGGAAACAGGTTCTGAAACTGAAGGTTGCTCCCATTATTCAACGACGCGGAAGGGACAATGCACTGCGGAACATTAGTAGCAGCAATCACGACCCGCAACATGTACATACGTCTCTCCTTCGCATATAAGACTTTCACTATGGATTGCCTAATACAAGATAAGGCTTTACAAAAGAAAGGCATTATTCCTATACTGGTTTGGTTGAGTGTGAGTTCCTGTTATGGGGCAGTCGTGAGCGGAAGCGTTCTTTATTGCAAGGAGAGCGGGCCATTTGCCACGGGGAACGGTTAAGCGCAGCCCATCACCGAGGCTTGCAAGATAGGTGATGTTCCCCCGCTTAATTGAAGCTGCCTACTATTTTCCGCACGAAAGGGAACATGGGCGCTATACGATCCAAGGTGTGCGCGAAAGGCCATCCACTCAAGCCGAAGGGGAAGCGCCAGCGCTGCCCTATATGCCAGAGCGCGTATCTGAAGACGTGGCGAGAGAAAAAAAGAAGGGAAGCAAATGAGCCTTAACGATATGCCAGTGCAGGGCGTTCCAGAGGTTCTCTATCCGCCATGGGTAGCGAGAGCGGAAGGTGAATCGGACGCCTCATTTATTGCGCGCGTAAAGGAATGGCGTGCGGTATCTGTTTCGGTTGTGGACACCCCTGTTGATCCAAACTGCAAGACGAGTGACGGCAGATATTTATCTATTGATTGGGAGCGTAGCGAATGAAACTTACCCCTAGAACTCCATATCCTCGATTCGACATCATCAACGGAAAAGTAGTTCTCAAACCAGACGGAATGTGCGTGCATTCGGCGCTGGTAGATGGCTTGGAAATGGAAATTGAACACGCCATCAAACTCTTAAACATTTGGCAGGAAGCGTTTGGAGCAGAATGCTATAACGATAGTCTTACCGCTCTTAATGCTGAGACGGAACAGGTTCTGCGGGAGTCCACGGAAGGACCGACCGCCCCTGGCACCTGCACCCCACGAGTTCTCCTGGTAGGATCCACTTCTTAATAGCTGAATCATACATCCCTTTGGCAATCTCGTACCGCGTGCCGTTCATGGCGACGTGCGTAGGCCGTGGCGTCTTGCCTGCATGCGAGTGAAGCCAGATTCCTTCTTTAATGCCCAGTTCAGTCTGGCGGGTCCGCTGCACCACCGCATTCGCTTTATTTGATTGGTCTCTAGCGATGAGCCATGCCCGGTTTGATGCCACCTTGTAGCGCCCGCGAATCTCCTCGGCCATCGCCCGCACGTTGCGCCCGGATGTGTAGTTGCGCATAACGATGCCCTCAACCTCTTGCAAGTATTGCGCGGGAATCGAGCGAATAAGGCCCACGTTCTCAGTCAATGACGCCTCAAAAGCGTCTCTCATGGCTGGAGTAAGCGTGAACTCAATCGACCAGCCCGCATCACGCAGGGCCTGCCGCATGGCGTTGTCTGTGCCCTGAAATTGATTCTTGAGGAACGAATCGGCCACGGTGGGGGCCATCTCATCGAACTTCTTCTGACATCGTTCGGCCAGATCGCGTAGCTCTTCGAGAATCTCCTCCACCGGGGAAGCATCCGCCGCCATCGTAGGAGGATCAGACTTGCGCCTTGCCGTAACCCAATACTCGACGCTGTGCGCCATCTCCGCGACGAGCTTCAGTATCCGCCGATGATAACGGTTGCGAGTGCCGACGTTCGGCCAGATCGCGCGAGCTACCTTGGGCTTAGACTTCATTTGCTGGATCGAATCCAAGAAGATCAATCACATCTTCAGGTGTTTCATCAAGTTCTGCATCATCGTCTGGCGTGTCGTCATCATTTTCTTTACGCCAATCGATAGTTTCACCATCCGCAGTTCCAAAATGCACATCAGGAAGCATAGGCCGCTCTCCATTCTCCGAACACAACAGGATTGATGTAGCTCTGTAGAGCAACAGTTGGCGTATTGCCTAGCTTGGATGATACGCGCTTAGCCACTTCCATGACCGACTTACGATAAGACTTTTCATCTTTAGGTTTTGGAAGCGATTGAACTTCTGAAGATGCTATTTCATTGGCTAGGTAGGTACGGAAATCCTTTGTTTTGTATCCACCATGGTCCAGATGATGAACAAAATCCAGAAGAGTATTATCACGAACCTTATCGAACAAGCGTCCTGCATCTCCGGCCCTACTTGCCCTTTCTCGAAGATTTGCTGCAAGCCTACGGTCTGTAACGGGAAGGTCAATATGCACTCCGTCTTTTCCCGTGAAAACAAGTCTTGTATCGTCTCCGTTAATCATGACGTGACGCCCTTCGAGCGTAGTTGCGCCATAACCTTTTTCTTTGGCCTTGGTATCCGTATCGCTTCCCGGACGTATACCCATTTCCAAGATCAATCGGGCGCAATCAGCATGATCTCTTACGTTTTTATCTCCGCTACGCTCTTTTTCTTGCAATTGAGATTCAATCAGTGGCCTATCTTTTCTCAATGATTCAATACGAGCAAATTTTTTGGCTGATTGCGATTGTTTGAATTTCTCTGAATACACATATTGCGGCCTTCCTTTTGAATCTTTACCGATTGCCAAAAGGGATGAGTGGGGGTCTTTGCTTACACGTACATCTTTCCATGCGGGTGGTATTTTGAGCGCGGTTATATGAGCCGGCCAATCAGATCGAGACGCATAAGAAACAAGATGCGCAGACGCTTCTCCTTTTGCGGGCTTGCTTTGATGCTCTCCTGGTTTATCTCCAAACCTACCATCAGGAGCCCGAGGATGTTCGCTCTCAACAAAATTTTCATCCATCCCAAGGGCTGAATCTTTACCACTCACAATATTCGTTCCAAGTTCTTCTTCCTCGGGCGATTCGATTACCTTGTCGATGTCAAGGCCGGTGTATCCCGACTCCGGATCACGTGCCAGCTTCTCGCGCTCTTCCTGCGGATCGATTACACCTCTATCAATCAGGTTTCCAGCCCGCGTGCTGTCGTTCATGCGGATGGTCGAAAGCTGCTCCTCATCCATCTGGTATAGAGGATTGAACGAAATGCCGATTTCGGGATCGATTGATCCGTACATCGATATTTGGACGATCTTCAGAATGGTTTCGATTGGGTTGCGGGCATGAGCCTCTTGGTTCGCTCGAATCCAGTCCCGCCATGCGCCCATCTCGCCCTCGGCCACATTGCCGAATCCAGATGGTGATACGCCGGTCATAATCACGGACGGAATTCGGCTGGCCGTGCAAAGCTGCTCCTGTGCCTGCGCCTGAAGCTCATGCAGGCCGCCCAGGGGAACGGCAAGCTGCTCCAGTTCCTCGCGATCCTTGTCCAGCACCATCACGCCCTTATTGCTGCGCGTGACCGTGAATAGCTTGATACGGGCGAATAAGCTTGTGCCGTCGTCTCCACCTGTAAGCACTTGATCCATGGCCGTCTTGAGGCTGAGGATTGAGAAGTTGTTGATTAGGTCCGAAACGCTCTGCCTGGTGCGCAGCCAGTTGTTCACGTACGGCTCGACAAGCTGCGAAAGACCGATTCCGCTGAAATTGAACGCGGGTTTGAAGATGTCAGGCACAGGCCGCGTGACAATCCGAAGCATCCTGGTGGCGTCCCAACGCTGGCCCATGACCCACCAGCCGGACGGGTTGTAGAAGTCCTTCCGCGACGGGTCCAGCGCGTTGTACATCAGCGGCGTAGTCCACATCGGCTCGACTTTATTAAAGCCATCCAAGCTATCTTTCTTGATGGTCTTGGGGCTAATCACCATCGGCGTCTGAACATCCGCGCCATTGATATTGATGAGGATCTGACCTGTTCCAAAAAAAGCATCATCCTCGATAGTCTTGCGGATTAGCGCCTGAATATCCAGTTCACGAAACGCCTGCTCCAGTTCAGTGATCTTGTCTTTGGTCGCTTCGCCAGCCGTTTCGCTGCTGGTAAACTCGATCCACTCCCGTGTCATTTCGTTTGCCAGCGCCGCCGCCATGTTGCGATACTCGACCCGCAGAGCCAGCAATGCGAGGTACGGATATCCGGGGAATCCCTCGACATTGCTGTATGCGTAGAGTTGAGAGCCAAACTCTGCCCCGGGCATGGCATCCATTGCCAGCCTCACATCGCTCTGGACCTGAGCTTTTACTCCAGCGGGCACCACGCCGGGAAGAATATCAGGAGGCTGAATAGGGAACTGTAGACGTGGAACTTCCTCCATCGCCTTGTAGAGAGCCGCGCGGATACCGGCGCTCGTTGAAATCGCTTTCGCTGGACGTCCTGCGTTTTCTCGTTTTCCACCACTCGGCATTTTGATTTCCTTTGAATTTCTGGTGCTGATTCAAAATAGCACTATCAAACCAAAACTCCAAAACGATTGTGCACCAATTCCCGCATCTCCTCCCGCGTAAAGCAGCCATCTGCAAAGAAATCGCCCATCTTTGTCCAGCCGTTGCGGTAATCAAACTGTGATGCTCCGCGCCAAGAAGGGAAGCTGCTACGAAGGCCGTCCCGCAGCGCAAGTTGACTCTTCGTGTACATGATCGGTTCGGCCTCGGCAATTATTTCCTCTTCAGACCGCCGCTTTCTCATTTATCTCCCCATCGCTGCCTTCAGTACCGCGTCAGAAATATTGAGCCGGGACGTAGTGGACGGCGCGTAGGCCATCACGAACGCATCGGCAAGGTTTGGGCTGGGCACTGGTCCACCAGGCCGTGTACTCTTCGCCAGGTCCTCTTTGCTTTCCACCTTGACGCGCCCATTGCGGTCGAAATCCCGCTTTGGCGTGGAAAGCTCTGTCTCCAGCTTCTCCAAATGTGGCATATCGCTTGAAATCGAGATCAGTTCATCGTCCTTGAACTTCTCGCCCCGGTTGATTGCGTTGTACGTGTTG